AAGTCACGAAGGGTAGGTGATGATGGTGCTGTTGCACTTACAAAGTAAGTGTCAGCAAAGGCGTTAATGTCAGTTAAGTTTGTAGCAACAGTGTTGACGTTAGCAATGTCTGTGCCGACTGCATTGACGTTAGCAATGTTAGACGCTACTGTGCCAATATCTGTTGCATCTGCTGCAACTGCATTGATGTTTGTGTTATTTGCAGCAACTGTGTTTACGTCAGCAATGTTAGACGCTACTGTGCCAATGTCAGCCGTGTCGTTAGCTACTGTAGTTACATTAGCAGAGATACCAGCAACTGTAGTAACATTGGCGTTAATACCTGCTACTGTGTTGATGTTGGTAGCGTTACCTGCTACAGCAGTTACGTTAGCGTTGTTTGATGCAACTGTGGTTACATCTCCGCTAATCCCTGCTACTGTGGTTACGTTAGCATTGTTATTTGCTACCGTGTTTACCTTGGCAACGTTGAGAGCAACTGTAGTCACATTAGTCATAGAAGCACCAACAGCATTGACGTTAGCAATGTTGGTAGCTACTGTATCAATTTCAGACACAGCTTCATTCAAGTCATCAGCAGCAGTCTCAATCTCAGAGATAGCCTCGTTCAAGTCGTTGGCTACTGTGATAACATCGTTGATGTTAGTAGCTACGGTGTTGACGCTTGCAATGTTTGAAGACACTGTGCCAATGTCTGTGGCATCGGCTGCAACGGCTGTTACATCGCTGTCAATACCTGCAACAGTTGTTACATCTGTAGAGATGTTAGCCACTGTTGTGATGTTAGGCAAGTTTGTAGAGATAAACTGTTTATTAACAGCATCTGTGTTATCTACAGGGTCTGCTACGTTTTTGATAACTTTACTATTAGCTTCCCACTTGTCATCAGTGTCAAGAAAGATACTGTCGTTAGCCTTGTCCACTGCTTCCTGTGCTGCGTGGAAGACCTGAGTGTTACTATCATCCAAGTCTTCTTCAGTCAACACTGAGCCAGACGCAAAGTCCACTGCACGTGCTGCTAGGTCTGTGGTACGCCGCACCTGTACCAGAGTACCAGATGCAGGGGCAGACGTTAATTGTACAGTAGAGCTTGAAGGAAAAGTTAGGCCAGTTTCAGCCACACCATCTACTGTCACACTGATTTCAGCAGTGTCCTGATATGTAAAGGTAATAGAGAACTGTGTGGTAGTTCCATTACCTGTATAGTTGTCGTATGAAAAAGCCATTTGTTTTCCTATTTAATTTGCTAGTTCGTTAGCTGCTTGGTTCAGTAATGACCTTGCTCCGTAGAGTGAAGACATAGGCAGTAATCGTAGTAAAGCACGATATTCTGATTCAGTCATATCACCCTCAACTAAAGCCTTACCAGAGCCTAGTAGTTTCTGAAGAATACTAATAGACGCTGGGGTAATTGCATAGTTATTACCATCCATTGCACCAGTAGTAACATCATAGATAAGACCAAAGGTAGATGTAGCACCAATCTGACTGATTGCTCCTTCTGCTAAACGAGCAGGAGAAAGGTTTTCTTTAATATACTTTTCTTTATCACCACGGCCTTCAGCATTAAGATATACACGCCCTGTGTACATGAGAGTACCCATAAACATAGAGCTTAAAAGTATCTTAGTAACTGTGGTAGCATCTCCATGTACAGCCCTAACACCCAAGCGCATCGCCTGTTGTTCCATAGCTGCTAGTGGGAAGCTTAAGAACTGAAATACAGTCTTGCCCCACTCACCACGAAGAAAAGCATTAGTAGAGCCTATGCTCATCTCTTGTACGTTTTGAGTAGTATCACGATAGGCTGATACTTGGAAAGCATCTAAAGCATCTTGAGCATCTTTATCCCAAGCTTTGGTATTTAAGCTTTCAAGGATAGTCTTCTCTTTATCTTTAAAGGTAGAGTGCTTGAGAATTTGACTTCTAATCTTTAGAGATGTAGCCTCGTCAATTCCTAACTGCTCCATCTTAATCTTAGAGAATGGATTATCGTTCTTTCTAGCAGCCCTAGCCCATGCTGTAGCATAGTTTAGCATAGACATTCTACGAAGACCAGCAGTAACTGGTGTCAGTCCAGAGAGAAAAGCAGTAGCTTCTCTTCCTCTACCTAACCACTCATCTGTCTTTGTTATCTTAGCGTCATCTGCTATCTCAAGAGAGTCACCTTCAAATCTACTAACACGAGTAAATTTACCAGTAAGCACATCAGTGCCTAAACCTGTTAATTCCTCTAGTTCTCGTAGTAGAGTGTTGTCTAGTTTACCATCAGCAGCAATCTTTATCATCTTACGATACTGAGGCATACTCCTGAGTAGTACAGGTAGCGAGTGTTCCATCAGCACGTTAGTCAACTCCATGAGTGCTGCCATACCTGACATACCCATGTGCATCATAAAGCTAACCTCACGCATCCTGCGTAGGGTCTGTCGTGTGCCAAAGGATGGATCACCCTCCTTAAAGCCTAAGCGTCCTGTAATGCCATCGTACATAAACTGTAGTGCTTCTATTTCTTTACTCAAAGCTTCTGGGTCTTGATTAATAGTCTGTGCTTCTGATCTCATCTTAGTAATAAGAGTTTCTAAAGAACTACCAGCATCGTTAGTATCAATACCATTACGAGCTAACCCAATAGCTCCTGACATTTGAAACACGTAAGCATTATGTAGGTTTTCAATATCCTCTTCTAACAGGTCAGTAAACTTAATCTGTTCTACTGCTCCATTATCAAGCCGTATATCTATGCTTACATTCTCATCAAGAAGAACACGAGGGCGAGAACGCTTATGTCCCTTAACTCTGGTATTTTTAGTAAGAGTATCTATAAGCTGATCTATTTGTGCATCAGGAAGGTTTTGATCCTGCATAGATTTACGCAAGTCTTCCATAGTAAATTCAAAACCTCTGTGTAAAGAAGTAAACCTACGAGAAAGAATTGTACTTGCGTATCCACGTGCCATATCACCTATAGCATCAGGCGATAAGTTCTTATCAATATCTGGCTGTGCATTGCGAATAGCTTTTTCTACTAGTTCTGCTACCGCACTATCTAACTTATCTCCATACTTAGTTCGTAGTGTAGAAATACGAGCATCGCTAAATAATCGTGGTAGGTAGTTAGGCTGATTGTCGAGTACGCCTGTAGTAAAACCGCCTACATTATGTTTAATAGCCTGTTCACCCAGCTTACGCTGTTGATCTAGTACATCTTGAGCAACCTTACGTACCTCAGGGTCTAGAGTATCATTTAGTCCTCCACGGATTGCGCGAGAAACTAAAATGTTAAAGTCTGTCAAGTCTCTCCCAGTACGCTTAGACCATTGTTTACGGTTCACCAGCATACTACGAGCAAACTGACTTCTATAAATATGTTCTAACATCGCCTTGTATTCTGAGGCTGATGCTCCAACAACAGTACGGTCTACGTTACCTGAGCTATTAAGACCAAGCCTATCAGCAGCAGCACGAACAAAACCATTCTCTGAGTTCTTCGTGAGGTTGAAGACAGAAAGTCTCTTACGGAGAGGGGCAAGAACTTTACCACCCAACTGTTTAGACGTAGCCCTAGCTTCAGCTTCTGTAATAGCCCCAACAGCTTTTGGAACATCTGTTGCATCAATGTCATCTAAGTCTCCTCTGCGTTCTACTTCATCAATAATGCGTTGAGTAAGCTTATCAACATTATTAGCGTCATAGAAAGCTTTCTCATCGGGGGTAAGTTCGTCACCTAAGGCTACCTTTTGCGATAGCTGCTGAACCTTTCTATGCCTAGCAAACGCTGTGGTCATACCAGCAACAGTACCACCAATAGTACCACCAGTAAGGCCAGCTAGTAGCACATCACCACCTGTGATGTCGTACTTTAGTCTAGCACGAATAGCTTCAAATGCTGCTGCTTCTCCTGCACCTACTGCTGCTCCTAGTTTAGTAGCACGATAGACATTATATCCTCGTCTAGCAGTAAGGCCAGTAGCCGTAGCTGGTGCTGTAACAGGCGCAGCAGGACCACTGACAGCCGCTACAGTTGCTGTAGTAGCTCCAATAGCTGCAAGTTCCGAAGGGTCAAGCATGGCGGCTAGAACGGTAGCTAATGAACCCTTCCAGCCAGCCTGTTCTAGTTCTAAGCGGTTACGCTGAGTTACCTTAAAGTCGTTAGCCATCTGCATAGCATAGTCATAGCTAACATCCTTAGCAGCCTCTAAGACCTCTTCAATAGCATCAGGATTATCTAAATCACCCACAAGAGACTCAGTTACTTCTGGTGTAAAGTCAGTTACAGGCTGTTTAGGCATACCAGTAAAGCGATATTTATTACGAAGAAGAGTAGTATCAATATGTTCTTCCTGCCTTGCTGTTGAAAGAAGACTTAGGAAACTAACATCCCTGTCAGTCTTCAGTGCCTTCTCTCTTTCTGCTCTAAGTGTTGCCTCAGAGACAGTAGGTACAATCGGAACAGGTTGTACTTCTGTTACTCCGAAAGCTCTAGCAGCTTCTTGAGAGAGTTCGTCAGCCATTCATTTACTCCTGTTGATACTTTGCGTAGCTTTTACGGAAAGATTTAATTCTGGCTTTCCTGTCGCTATCATCACCAGCCCACCAGTAGTTAGCCCAGAAGTCCTCAATAGACTGCTGGCCTGATGTGACCATGCCAATGTTAGCTTGTGGATGCTCTAGTAGGTCAAGCACAGCTAGTGCCATCTGTTGATTACCTGAGAGGCTTGTGATTTCTTTCTGAATATCTCCACTCAAGTCAATAGAGCTAATCCACTCTGGTAGTTCTTGTCCAATCTTATTGTAGTAGTTCTTAGCACGATTGATAGATGTTTTAAATCTATCTGGTTCGTACTGCATAAGACCACGAGCAGGACCATCACCATACTGTTTTAAGTTAGGATCAAGAGTTCCATCGGATTCGTGGAACGCAATAGGCTTGATTACCTGATTTAGAATTGTTTCTGCTGTAGTATCTTTTGCCTGTGCTGCAATACCTAGAACATCATCTAATTGTGGTTTTGTCTCTACATCGTATTGTTTCTCTGATGCTTCATTCACTGCAATAATACTCCTTGCGATAGTAGCTTGTTCTTTTACTGTAATACCACGTGATGCTTTACCACGAGCAAACAGACCTCTAACATCCAGTTGAAGTTCACTCACTAGCTCAGGAAAATCAGTTAAGATTTCTTTAGCCTTGATGATTGCTTTATTATTAGTAAGCTTCATCTTAGTGTTCTTATAGGCTTCATCAAAGAACTCACCTACCCCACCTGCTGAGTCAGAGATAATAGGTACCATCTTGTCTATGGTTTCAGACATAATGGCATCTGCATCAATCTTCTCATAACCAAAGGTCTTTTGTAGTACAGACCTAATATCACTTACATCTTCACGTAAGCTTTCTAAGAAAGGCTTTTCGATTGGAGCAGCAGGAGCAATCTCATCTGCTTCTTGTGCTTCTCTAGCTGCCATATCTTCTAGGGCTGATGGAATTGTAACCTTAGCTTCTGGTGGTAGAGCCTTCTCAGGCTTCTGATATGATTTATAGAACGCAGAACTACCGTCTGGAAGAGTACCCTCATACAAGTACAACCCAGTAAATACGCCATCCTCTTGTATTTCTCTACCAGTCTTAATATCAAAGGCTTCTGGAAGTTGAGTTACAAGGGGAACAGTTTGCACATCCATACTTTCTAGAGTAGGAGTTGCTGCTGTTACAGTATCCTCAGTGTCATACATTTCAATAGGTTCTACAATAACACCCATCTGACCTGACACGTATACGTCATTCTCTGCTGTACGTGTTATTCGTTCAGTTATCATATCCTTAACTGTCTTAGGGTCTAAGGCAACGTCCATAGGTATGTCACCTAGGCTACCTACAGGAAGACCGTTTTCGTCTACTACAGCTATGTTAAACATTTTAGGATTAGATGTACGTTGTAATACAACACCAGTACCACCACGAGCAGTTATAGCTTCAACTGTGCTAGGTCTTTGAGCTTCCTCATTAATATAGGACTGTAATTGAGCTACCTCATTACCCCTACGATCTATAGCTGTATTAAGCAGAGGTAAAGCGTGTTTAGTTCCTGTACTACTTTCTACAACAATAAAGTCTTTACGAGCATCTTGTACTGCTTGTTTAGTAGCCTCAATAAGAGGAATACCCATTTGCATATATAAGTCTACGCCCTCCTGAATATAGGGTAGCATAACATTAGTATTTTTAACTTCATCAAAATCACTAATATCGGTAATACCCTGATCCAAAGCGTTCTGGATTTCAGTAGTACTTGCCTTACGAACAGGAGTTTTCAGGTCAATAGTACGAACCATCTCTAGTGCTTCTCGTACTGCTCCTATAGCTGGACCCTCTGGACCAACACCCTTCCTTTCAAGTAAATAGCTCATAGCTCTCATAAGTTTCTTTTCATCAGAACTCATTAGAGCATCTTTAATAGTAAACTCGTAGCCATCTAGTTTCTTAAATGCTGTATAAGCGTTAGCCATAAGCATCATGTTTTCATCTGTAGTATCACCAAAGGATAGTAAAGACTTACCTGACATAATAGCGTTAGCATCTTTGGTAGGTACAATATTAAGAGGACGGTAAAGTTCTTTAAGAGCCTCACCTTCTGTCATTTCTAATTCACTAACTACAGTTTGGATACCTGCAATAAGGTCTTCATCTTTAACAGCACGACTAGTTCCATCATTAAAGGTAATACTACCTCCTAAAGACATCGCGTCATTACTCTGTAGATATCCTAGAACTTGATTACGAACAGAGGTATTAAAGAAATCATCCTTACCTAGCTTTAAGCGTTCAGTATCATAAGAGGCTAGGCGAGTATCAATAGTACGGACTGTATCCTGATACTTTGAAACTCCTAGTTGTCCTTCTTTCTTCAACCATCTATAAAGAGAAGTACGTCCATCCTGAGAAACACGATTAGCTGTAGTCTTAACACCATACTCATTAATAGCGTTCCACGGAGTACCTGTTGCAGCCTGATAGGTTCTTAAAAGATTATCTGTAGCTGTATCTTTTAGATTATCATCTAGCATAGGATTGTCTTGGATAGCCAACACTTCTGTAAATACTTCATTAAGAGAGTTATTTAAATCAAACTTACTTTTTAAGGGATCATAAGACTGTGTGAAAAAGTCTAAGTTACCTACTTCAATATCCTGCTGGAAAGCTAACGCAAGTTTATCATCACCAGACTGTTGAACTTTGTCAAAGAATGGCTGCATGATTTCAGCACGTTTATCTCTGACCTGCTCATCGGTCATGTTAAGGTAAGCTTCTTGATTTGCAGGATTATTGAAATCCTCGTAGGCTGCTCTTAATGCTTTACCTGCACCTAAACGAGCATCAAAGGCACGTGCCGCAGCTACGCCTCTCTCAGCTTCCCGCTGAAGCTTTAGTTGTTTTTCTTTTTCTATCTGAGCTAAAGTCTTAGCTGCTGGTGCAATAGCACGTACAAATTCACCTAAACCACTCTTGGCTTCAGGTTGTTCAGCAGGACGTACATATGTTTCTACTGGACGAGCCACAGCTTGTAGTCGTGCAGAAGGCCGCAGCCGTTCTACTGGTTTTCTAGCCATGAGTTGTTTCCTTTACTCAAAAGTTGGATCATAATCGTCAGGTTGACTTACTTTAGCTGATTGATATGCAGATGTAGCATTAGCCGCAGTTCCTACAGCCGCAGCTAGGAAGTTTGGCATGACACCCTGTTGTAGAGAGTTAGTTCTGTTTAATGCTTCCGCAGATGCACCACGCTTTTCAAGCTCAATCTGTTTCTCTACATTCTCTAGGTTTCTATTAATAGTAGTAACACCACGAAGTTTCTGTGCTGTGTAGTCCTGTAGTAGTAAGTCTACTGAAGAACCACTAACACCAGCCTCACCTGCTGCTACTAGTGCTGCACCCTCGCCCTCTAGGGCTTGGATACCTAGCCGCATCTTCTCTTCAGCGGCTGCTTCACCCTCTTGAATTGCCCTCTGATTAAGGGACTGTATCTTTAAATCTCGTGCATCGTTAGCTGCTAGTCTGTTAGCATCAAATCTAGCTTGGTCAGCTTGAGCCTGTGCTACACCTTCTTGATACTGGGCAAGGCCCTGCGCTACTGCTAATGTAGCCATGATAGTTGGTTCACACATCTTGTATCCTCACAAATTCTAAAAAGGGTTTGTTTCCTACACCCCAAGTTTCATGCCTTTTAATAAACGTAAACCCTACAAACTTTAACCAGTTAATAGCAACAGCGTAGTCAGCGTCACAGGCATTAGTTAGGATTGGATATTTATTGTTTGCTTCTTCTACCCATTTACGAGAACCACGAAGGAAGGGCATCCAGACCTTTGTTATAGGTGGTGCTGTAAGTAGCCATGGTATGCCTATAGAATTATCTAATCCTACAAGCCCATAGATACCAGCAAGCTCACCTGTTTCTTCTACAACAATAGTCCAGCACTCTTCTGACTCATCTAGTCCCTGCTGTAAGGCTTCCTTAACATCGCCATGTGAGGCAAGCACTTCTTCAGTATCCTCTGGTCTTAAGTTAGTAGCCAGATGGTCTACATCAGACTGAGTACTTGCTCTCACTTGGACTTTCATTACATTCTCCTAGAACGAAGGACAAAGAAGCCCTCCCATTCTGCTGATTGGAATACACATGGTAAGTGATTATCACTTTCGATTGTTATTGATGTCTCATTAGATTTTCCTACCACCCCAAAGCGATAGGTTCCTGACTCAATAGCAGCTACGTTAAGTATGTTAGCACTACTACCCACCAAACGCCCTGTAAAGGTACGTGTATACACCTGACGCTTTAGGGGTCTTAGGACAATCTTAAAGAACCCTGTGTTATTATAAACAACAGCATAGTTCCTTAATTGTAAATGTCCTGTAGTAATAGCCTTGTTATCCTGCTTTAGTACTGGTTCTGAGAACTGGTACTTAAACGTAAATGGAATACCTGCAAACACTTTCTCAGAGTTAGCAAGTTTAGCTGCTACATCACCAACTAGAATTACCTTACCTGTCTGGTCAATATAAGTAATATTAACATCTGTATAAGGCACAGCAGTAAGACCACCAGTCTCTAGTGTAACCCTTCTATCTAAATGAATGGAGAAGTTACCTGTAGTATAAATAGTAGCTTCATCTACTGACAGGTTAATACGCTCAAGGAATAGGTTTGTACCACGTTTAATTAGGATATAAACATCAGCACGGTTAAATGACATACCAATAACGTCACCATCAAATACCCAACGTGACCATGAAGCCTGTAGCTTTTCTCTACCAGACCAGTAGTATCTATATACATAAATAGCTGTAGGATCGTTGTCAGTCTGTACTAAGATCATGTCCTCATTAGACGAGGCTTGGATACTTGTAATCTCACCATCAAGATACTCAGGAATGTGAGAGGATGTCTCGTTAGCATCATTAACATCAGTGTCAGTATCTACAAAGTACTCCCACATACTAGACCAAGCACCACGCTTAGAAGCAAAGTAAACATACTTACCTGCTGCTGCTGGTTTAGCTCTAAGGCTAGTCTCAAACTCTGTAGTGTTAGCTACATCAACAGTCTCTGGGGTAAGAACAGGATCGCCTGTTACCTTGAACTGAGTTAGGTCTGAGAATAGTAGTAGTGACTCACTAAACGGTACAGCGTGTTTAAGAATACTAACCTTGTTTGAGGACACTGCCACATCAATGGGGTCACTATCAATAATGGTTAGCGTAGACTTACGGAAGAAGTCAAACTCAAGAAACTCACCAGCACTACCGAAGATAACATTCTCATCAGCTAGTAGTCCTAGTCTGTTTTTGTGAAAGAAGATGTCAGCTAACTTAAAGCCCACAAATGAGGGGAATGGGTTAGTGTTATCATCTCCTACTTTTCTATTAGCATAAGTGACAGCATCAAACTGGAAGTCACCACTAACAAGCTTAGATAGTTTATGAGGCATGGTAGAGTTATCTAAAGAAATCTCTACATCAGGAGATACAGTTTCTTTCCACACTCCGTTATTGAAATTAACGTAGTAGTCATCCTGTGCCTTTTGATTATCACCTGATACCTTAATAATAAAACCGTTTGGTCCCTCAACAGGTAACTGCTTAAAGTCCGGTGTTTCTTCTTTGAATACTTTAAGATGATCTCCACCATGAGAGTCACCTACTTCTACTTGGAAGTCTGTGCTGTCGGTAGAT